TGGCGCCGCCGCCCGCACCGTAGACTGCCGGCTTGTTCGCCAGAGCCGCTGCCTTGGCCAGCTCTAGCCAAGCCCTGGTCGTGTTACGGATCTGAACCTGCTGATTGAGGAGCGCTTGCGCCTGAGCATAGGCGTCCTCCTCCATCTGCTTTTGCGTCTTGCCGGCACGCTCCATTTCGTCGTGCATGGTGCGGATCGCGTCACTGACACCTTCCGAGGTCAGCGCAAAGCGCTTCTGAGCCTCGGCATTTACATCGGTCTGGTGCGCCTGATCCTTCAGCTTGTCGACGGCCTTGTCGACTTCATTGCCCATTTTCTCCAATTCGGAGATGAACAGGCTCAGCACGGTCAGGCCAGCGATGACAGCGGTGCCCCATCCACTGGTCAGGAACTGCGCGAATTTCCCGGCCTGGCCCTCCATGCCCTGCATGACAAACGCGGCCTGCGATGCTTGCTGAATGAAGGCGACCATGATCGATTGACCGCCACCGACCTGAATGAAGAAATCCTGCGCCTGCTGCCCGGCCTGCATCATCGCGGTACCATGGCCACGGGCACTCAGGCCGCCGCGAAGCTGGGACGCTTCCAGCACGCGGTTGCCTTCTACCACCAACTCGGTCGCGCTACGGGTCTGGTTCAGTTCCGCCTGCAGAACATCGAGCGCGGCCGCTTCAAGATGTGCGGAGCGGGCGAACTGCTCGGCCTCGACGGCTGCCGCGCGCGCAGCCGTGACGTATATGCGGGTTGCCTCGGAAGTATCGCCGGTCTTGAGCGCCGCCTGTTCAGCGGCGTTGGCGACTTCCCGATACGCCATCGCGGTTGCGTCTGCGGCGGTCGCCGCCTCGCGCGCGCCTGTCACATTGAGGTCCAGCGATCCGCCGGCATTGCGCGGCATGGCCAAGGCACGCGAAGCGATCTTCTGAATTTCTGAGAAACTGCTTTCGAAGGCCGCCTTGGTGCGGCCAGCGGTATCCCGCGCCTGCACCTCCATTTCGCCGAAGATCCGCGCATTCTCAGAAGAGAACTGCGTGCCGTTCAGTGTCAGGCGCGCGACAATGTCAGCAGTGCTGGCACCCATGTTCGGCTTCTCCAAAAGAAAAGGGCCGCAGCTTCCGCTGCGACCCTTCGATGATTTGACTATGTGACCGCCTAGCTTCGCGGCAACGTCGAATGCATACACTCAATCTCGGCGCTAACATTTGTGCGCTGGTAGCCCGCCGCATCCTTGGCCCTGAGGTAGGCTTCCGCAACTTTCCGAGCGGCATCGCACTTCTGCTGCGGCGTCCCGCTCCGCTGGACGATCTCGTATTGCTTCTCGGCATCCTTGATCTCGTCCGTGCAGGCCGAGGCCGAAAAGCCGATCATCGCAATCGCCGCCAACCACTTGAAGCGCATAGATCCCTCCGCAGAGACCAAACGCTATCCGATCCGGCCAACCCTGGCCACAAAATCCGATGACAGGCGATCCCGTGCCCGCGCGATCTGCGGCTCGATCGCGACGCGGTTCCCGAAGGCCACGCTGGGCACGAGCACGAAGATGATGATCGACTGCGCGCCACGGACGAATCCGCGGCGTTCGTCGGCGGCGGTCCGCGCGCGCGTAATCGGCCGATACGAACCGGTACGGCCGTTCGTCGTGCCGTCCGCCACCAGCAGCGCGGATCTGCGCCCGCCGCGATATACGAAGCGCAGCCGTTGCCCCGTGATCGACTCCCATTCGCCGGGTGTCAGGTTGCGCGAGCGGCCGCGCGAACCCGCTGCCGGAGTGGGAATCGCAAGCCATTGGTCGCGCTTGCCCTTGATGCGCCCCGCAGTGCTCCAGAAGGTCATGGCGCCTTCTGTGCGGGTTCGGCCGTTCAGGAAGACCTCGCCAGCAGGATTGCGGGCGATCTTGTCGCCGGGCGGGTAAACCTCCGACGTCCAGGCCCGCCACAGCTTGCCCGGCACCGCCTCGCGCGTGACCTGCTCGAGTTGCCGTTCTAGCCACTTCGTGGTGCCGGCCACCGCTTGCTTGCCGGCGCTAAGATAACGCCGGGTGATCTTGTCGCGCGCGGCGGTGAACTGAGCCGGATCTATTTCGAGGGAGACATAGTTACCGGCCATCAGTTCCTCGCCGTCCACTCTTCCAGCTTACTGAAGGCGTCCATCAGGGCCGCGGGCTGCTGGCCAACACTGCCGGGGCACGGCAGAACCATCGGCCCGCGAACCACGGTGTTGCCCGACAGGCCAGTGATCACGCTGAAGCCACGCATCGCGTTGCAGGCCAGGAACAGGTCTACGACGGCGAAGATTTGGCGCGGGACGGTGATGAGGGGGTTTTCGCGCCAGACCGTCTCACCGATGATCCAGCCTTTTTCCGCGTGCCCTTGGAACGCTGCCGGCTCTTGTCGGACTGCAAGAGCGGCTCGAAGTTTCCCAGCTCGCCCGTCGCCCAGAGGAGCACATAGGCGCGCTGGCCGACGATACGGAGAATTGGCGGCGGGATCGCCTTCATGGCCGCAAGGGTGACCTTCCCCTCGATATCCTTCTCATAGGCTGGAAGGTCCTTCCCCTCCCAGCCCGTGACGAAGTTGCGGAACGCCAGCGTGGAGAGCAGCTTGTTGCGCCGATCCGCCTGCGCCAGCAGCGTGCGGTAGGGCGGCCAGGCCGTCTTGACCGCCTGTCGGGCACCTTCCAGCAACGCTCGCTCGCTTGCCGGAAGCTGCTCATTCTCGGCCAGGGCGTCCGTGGCCGCCACCGCCTCACGAATACGGGCTATATCCTCGGGATGGCCATCGAGCAGCACCTCCACACCCGCGAGGAACGCCTCGGTGAGCTGGAAGTCGTACACGCGGTCCGCATCGAGGCCGGCGAGTTCGGCTTCGAACATATCCCGCTCGATCACGTCCCCGGCACGGATGCTGAACTTCACATCCTTGTTCCAGGGCAGCGGCCAGGCCGAAGGCTTGGTAGTAGTGGAGACCATAGCCTACCCCCTCAGTAGAAGATCAGGACACGATCGCGATCGCGGCCCTGCGTGTCTCGGCCCGGGTTGAGGCCCTGCCAGCCCATCGCGTCCGAGCGCAGCTTGCCGCGCATTTCCGGATCGGCCTTCACCGGCTGCGCCTGCGAAAGCAGGAGGCCCCAGCGGTTGCCAGCGACCTGGCCGAAGCGCAGCGCGATCGGATAGGTGGCCGCCGCCGCGATCTCTGCAATCGCGTCGCGGGTGCTGACCAGCGTGCGCAGCGGGTCCGCCTCGAACATCGGCACGCGACCCGCGATTTGGCCGGGGCCGAAGCCATAGGGCGTATTCGGATCGGCGACGCTTTCCAGATTGCCGCCATTCTGCAGCGACCACCGGCTGATCGGCAGCTCCTTCCGGTTGATGACGGCCGCCGACGGCACGCCCGCGCCCTTCGTTAGCACCGGAGCGGAGTGGCTCGCGATTACGGCATTGGTCGGCACGGCCTGGACCGAGGAGCCCATATAGGTGCCGGACATCGTAAAGGCTGCATAGCCAGGCTTCGCCGTTTCGCCGTCGAGGTTCACGACGCCGCGCACGTCCTGCCACTGGTAGAAGTTGCCATCCTCGTACCAGCCGACGGTGAGCAGGGGATGATCGGTCACGCGCGCGGCCGCGTCAGCCGGCGACGTGCCGGCATAGGTCCAGTGCGCCGGGATCGCGGCGAGCGTGGTGTTGTCCAGGGCGGTGCCCATGGCATCGGAAAGCGTTGCCACCTTGGCCGCGGTGAAATCGGTGATGAACGGAACCTGCCCGGCGCCGATGCCACCCGACAGCACCAGCGGCATCCCGGCATAGACCTGCGCGGTGCCGGTAAAGCCGGTGCCCAGCGTGGCCGTGGTCGTGGAACCGGCGCTGAGCGCGGCGGCCGCGATCGCCGCCTGGAAGAACCCGCGCCAGCCACAGCCCTGGAAGGCGGCATGCAGCGGCGGTTTCACCGTCGAGCTGTAGGTAAGACCTGCGCCCGCACCCTTGATGCGGCTGCGGAAGTTCAGCGGCACTTCCTGGCCGATGATCAGCGGGGCGCCGCCGACATAGCTGCCGTTCGCTTCGTTCGACGCCTCGAACGTGAAGGGCGAGCCATAGGTGAAGCTGCCGGCCTCGAAGGGCACGGCGTGCAGGGTCGGATCGAGGGAAGCGGGCACGCCGGGGCCGGACTGGATCGCAATCAGCAATACGCCGTGTTCGGGACGAATGACTTCATCCATTTCGGATCTCCTAGTTCAGAATGGACGGGTTGCCCCGTGGGGTTGAGAAGGTGATTTCGAAGTCCTGGGCGAAGCCGAGACGTCGTTTTTCGGCGAGGGTGGTCACGGCGACGCGGCGGGTGCCGACCACCTCGATATTCTCGACCAGACCACCAAGGTTCGTGCCGGCGTCGCCGCACAGCGCGAACACGGCCTGGGCATGGAGCTTGGTCATCTCGTCGTGGGTGGCAGCGCCCCCATGGCCGATGACATAACCTTCGACGGTGATGCGCAGGCTGTTGCGGGTGGTCCCCGCCTCGTGCTCGATCGGCTCGTCGCCTTCGTCGTAAACCACGAGCGCGTTGAACCTGGCCGGATCACCCGAGGGCATCCGCTCATAGCTCTGCAGCCCGGTGATCTGATCGACGCCAAGGCGGCGATCCACCTCGGCGAAGATCTGGCCGAGCGCGGTCACGGCTGCGCCTCTTCCACGAACAGCACCCAGGCGTCGACGTCGTCGCGCTCATCGATATCGATCGGCGACCAGCGCGCGCCGCTCGCTTCCACGACGACGTCGGTCTTGTCGGGACGCTCGGGCAGCAGCGCCTTGCGGATCTCGAAGCTCAGCGAAGACGATTTTCCCTCGAATCCCTGGAACGATGCCGCCCGCCAATCCGTGCGGATGGCGTCGATCGCGTCGCCGTCCAGGCCGGCGCCGGTATAGGCGACCGGAGCGCGATAGACGGCCTCGATCGCCGCAAGGGCTGCAGCCTCGTGCGGAAGCATCAGGCCGTCTCGCTGCCTTCGCCGGCACCCGATCCCAGCGTCTGCGTCGCGGCGGCGGCCGCCTTGGCGACCCGATCCGCGCGGATCAGATCCAGCAGCGAATGCTTGGTGGGCTTCTCGCCGAACACGACGCCCTCACGGGTCGCCAGTTCCTTGAGCTGGGCGATCCCCAGCGCACCGAGGCCGTCATCGTTCGCCGCCTGCTCGGCCGTTGCCGACACGGCGCGATGGCCTTCGATCAGATCCTTGGCACGATCGGAGTTGAGGAAGCCGGCGGCCGCGTCATCGCCAACCACCAGCTCGGCGCCGGCATCGTGGTAGCCGCCGAGATTGTCGAGCGCTGCAGTGTGCAGCACGATCTTCTTGAGCATGTTCTGGCTCCAAAACGGAACGGGCGGCCAAGCCGAAGCCGGGCCGCCCGCTCAGGGGTCGACGGGAGAGGGATCGCCGACGAACTTAGGCGACGTTGCCGAGCCGGACGCTGGCGGAAGCATCGCCGCCGGCTGCGGCCTTGGTGGCGACACCGATCAGCGTGTTGCTGGTGGTGACGCTGGTGACGCTCTTCGCGGTGTTGTCCCAGTAGACCTTGGCGCCCTGGGCGAAGGTCTGCGCGGCAGTCTTCTTGATGGCGTAGACGCCGCCGGTATCGATCGGGACCTGGGCGCCGGCCAGCACCGTGTTCGACGCTATGCCGAACAGGCTGCCGACAAGACAACCGTCGCCCGGGGCGAGATCATAGGGCGCAGTAACAGTGATGTTGCGCCCGCTCTGCTGGATAAGGTTCTTCATGGATTGGCTCCTGATATGCGGGGAGCCCGTCCCCCGCTGTTCACGGGCAGGTGGAGGTTAGGAGTTTCCGGCGGCGGCCTTGGCCACGTCCTCACGCTTCGCCACGATCCCGGCGATGATCGCATCGTCCTCGGCATCGGCGGCGAACTCGACGCCCTCGGCCGTGGCGGTTTCGCGCAGCTTCTCCGGCGTCATCGCGTCGAGCCGGTCGCCCGGATTCTCGCGCTTGGCGCGGATGGCATCGATCGTGACCGCCTTCTCGGTTTCCCTGGTGAACTCGGGCACGGTCACGCCCTCGTCCTTCACGATCTTGCGCAGGGCGGTCACGCCGAGCTTGTCGAGCCCGTCGTCTTCGACCTGCTCCTCGCCATCCTCGAAATAGACGGCCATCCCCGCCTCCACGAGCCGCTTGGCATCGTCTTCGGGAACGGTCTGATTGCCCTCGACCGGGCTGCGGGGCAGGCCAGCGATGATGCAGGTCTGCAGCAGGGTGATTGCGACCAACTTGGTCATGTTCATTCTCCTGAAACGCAGCGGGGCGGCCCGAGAAGGACCGCCCCGCTAGCGAGCAACGATGCTGGTGGTTTAGGCCGGGGCGGAGCCGGGGTTCTTGTAGGCACCCCGGAAATCGACGGCCTTGGCGTTGAAGTCGGTACGCCCCTTGTACTCGACGCCGTCGACCTCGAAGCCGACACGGGTGTCGGTATAGATACCCTTCTGGCCGCGCAGATAGGCGTGCTGCAGCGTCGCCGCCTTCTTCGGGTCCGCCTGCAGATACCAGCTGTAATCGGTGATTCGCGGCGTGCAGATCGGAACGAGGCTGCGCACGAACGAGGCCACCACGTCGCTCGACTTGGCCGCCAGGAAGGTGGCGAGCAGCTGATCGACCGCGGTTTCGCTGTCCGGCCCGAAGATGAGAAACTTCGGGGGCAGGTTGAGATAGGTCGTTCCATCCCGATCCTTCTGCTTGCGCATCGCCGCACGCCCAGCGCTGAGACCGGCCTGCGAGATGAAGCTACCGCTGCTGGCCAGATTGCCGTGGCTGGCATGGAACAGCGGCACATTGTCGCCGAGGGTCGGGTTGCCCAGGAGATTGGCCCATGCCGCGTTGGCTTCGTGCAGCGCCGCGCCGCGACCGAGATGGCCCGCCATATCGCCGAACAGGCCGAGCTGGTCGTTGATGATCAACTGGCGCGAAAGCGAGATGATGCGGCCAGCGGTCCACAGCTTGTAGCTGTCGCCGATGTCGCCGAACGATGCGTAGGTATACTCGCCGTTCTCCTCGACCACGAGGAACTCGGGCGTGCCAACCAGCCCTACGATCGGGTTGGGCCGGAAATCGTTCGCACTCTTCTCGACGGACAGCTGTCGCCACTGTTCGTCGTCGTCGGCCTGATAGCTGTCCATGATCGCGATGTTGCCGGCCTGCTGGAGAGCAATCGCGAAATCGCTCGAAGTCTGCGCGCCGTGACGCTGCAGGCCGAGCGATGCGTTGACCAGCTCGTGCGGCCCCATGCTGGCATGACCCTTGATCCCGGACCGCACGAGGTAATCTCGTGCGATTTCACGGGTGGTCATGTGGCCGAAGATCTCCCCGCCGTCCTTCGGCGCGTCGGGGCTGTCGGTCATGCGGACGAGAAGGGCTCCGGTGAGCGCGGCACGATACTTGTCCCGCTCGTCTGCGGTGATCGTGATCGAATTGTCGATCGGATCCGCCGAGCGATTTTGGGCATAGGCCTCGACCAGCGCGGCATTGAGATCCGCTTCGGTCATCGGCTTGTCGAGATGCCGCTCGATCAGGCCAACGGCGATCGTGTCACCGAGACCGCGCGAGCAGACCTCACGGATGCGCTTGATCGTGATGACGCCGGATCGGTCGGCATCCACTTCGCCCTCGGCGGCAGCCGGTGCGGGGGTAGGAGTCGGCGCAGGGGCCGGTGCGGGAGTGGGCGTCGGCGCGGGCGCCGGCGCCGGGGTCGGCGTCGGAGTGGACATTTCACGTTCCTTCATTTGCGCGGCCGCGCCGCGAATGGTGCAGGGATGCCCTCCCTGCTGGGGATCGCATGCGCGAACCTGGCTGCCTGCGTCGAACGGCTCGACGCAGCTCGTAAGTTCGGTCGGCTCCCAGTCCGTGGCGAGCAGACGCGGTGTTTTTCCGGCCTCCTCGGTGCGAACATAGGTGTGGACCATGTAGCCCACGCTGATGCCGCGAACGTGGCCCGCGACGATCTTCGCGACGCGGTCCGCAACATCAGGCGTTGTGGCGAGACGTACGCGAGCGGTACCCTCACCGTTCTCGATCTTGGCCGTCCCAGGAATAACGGAGCCCAGCACGTTCGAGAGATCACGGGTCTTGTGGCTGTCGACGAAACATGCCCCCGCGTTGAGCCGATCGAGGCGGACTGCGCCGGGTTCGAGCGAAAGCTCTTCCTCGTAATATTCGCCGTCCCACCAGTCGTAACGGAGCCCGGCAGCGCCGGTGGTCCACACGATCTCGATCGAATTATCTTCCTCCTGAAACGAAGCGAGCCGCACTTCGGCGGCTCGCTGCATCTTCGGGGCGGTGAGCGTGCGCTCAGTCGTCTGCGGGCTTGCTGCCGGCATCGTTTCCTCCTGTGCTGGTAAGTTTCCCCATCAGGGCGCCGAAGAGACCGAGCAGGCCCTTGGCCTCCAATTTGTCCTTCAGCATCTGCAGATCCTCAGCGATCTCGTCGGTCAGCTCGTCAAAATCGTAACCGCGCTCGGCCGCGACGTTCCGCGGACTCTCGACCATGGCCGCCATTTCCTCGCGCTTGGCCTTGATGTCCTTCCCCGGATCAACGGACCCGAAGGGCGGGGGCGTCCACTTAAACTTGGGCTGCCTCGCGATCAGGCCGGTGCGGAACGCCGCATCCGTCCAGGCGCGCTCGATGGGCTTGAGCAGGCGCGGGATGAACAGCAGCCATTGCAGGCGACCGATGAACCGCTGGAACTCCAGATCCCCGGCGCGATAGCTCGAATAGTTGACATTCGACAGGTCACCGGTGGCCCGTTCGTATGTTGACTGCGAGCCGGCGGCGACGCGGAGCCCTGCCCAGCGCATGAAGTCGCTGATACCCGCGTCAGCCTTCGGGTCGCCGAACGTCATGCTCTCGCCCGGGCGTCCGTTGATGATCATGCCCGGAAAGAAGGATTCCTCGGGGGGCATATCGGGATCAGCCGGCGCCCCGTCCGGATTGATCTCTCCCATGGTTGGGTCGTCGTCATTCTCTGACGGGGCCCGGAAGCCGACGAAACAGGCGGAGATCTTTTTCCGAATGCCCTCGGCTTCGAGATAGTCGTCAACGTCCGTCAGGACATCGAGCACGGACTCGAAGTGAGGGCGCCCCCGCCACTGCCCCGCGCGCCTGCGATGGAACAGGTGGATCACCTGATCCGCGGGCACCCGCACCGGATCGCCAAAGCTCTCGATCTCCCGGCTGCGCTTGAAGTGGTATGCAGCTGGGCGACCGTCCGCGCCGTATTCGATCCCATCCCGAATACGTGCGTTCGCGAGGGCGGCCGTGGTGTCGAGCTGGTCGACGTCTAGCACTTGCAGGCGAAGCGGATGAACAGCGGCGCCGGCAATAAGCCGGAGGACGATGAAAACCTCTCCGTCATCGAGCCAGTTCTCTGCGCAGAGCTGCTCGAGGCCGTAGAGATCATAGACCCCGTCGAAGTCGCAAAGCTCGATCCAGTCCGCCCACAGCTTCTTTGCCGCCTTCGGCCCGGAAAGGGTGCCGGTAATGCCGTAGCCGATCAGGTTGTTCAGCAGCGACGACTTGGTCTTTACCGCGAAGGGGTTGGTCTCGAAGGTGTGTCGCAGCACCGCCCGATCGTGGCGGTTCATCGGCTTGCCCTGCTGCGCTTCCCAGCGGCGCGAGGCTGGATCGTTCAGCCGCCACGCGTCGCCGCCACGTCGGTTGTGACGGCGCGGCTTGATCTTCTCGATCTGACGATGCTGAACGCGCGCCACCGCCCGCTTGACCGCCATTCGAGGGGCGACCGCTAAGATCGCGCGATCCAGATAGTTCACGAGCGGCTCATCGTCGCGCGGGTTGCGCGCGGACGTTCACTCGTGCGGGTCGACGCGGCGAGCAGCTCGGCCTTGATCGTATTGCGAACTTTGAGCATCTCGCCTGCCGTCTGGTACTCGGTCGAGCGACCATCGGCGAATGTCACCTTTCGGACGTTGCTCGCGATCGCGGCGTCGAGCCGGTCGAGATCCGCTTGAGTCCAAGCCATTATCTTCTCCTTTGGAGCCAGTCGCCGCGAGGCTTCTGCACCCATTGCGCTTTGCTCGGCCGAGCCTTGGCCTGGCCGTTTGCGGCGGAGCTGATTGGCTTCGCCATCGTCGTAGTGGTCACGGTCGCGGGCGGTGGCCCCGGCTTTGCGGGCTGCGCCGGCCTAGCTGGTTCAGCGGCATTAGCCTTCGCCTGCGTCGGGACGCGGTGAGCGAAGGGCACCCAACGCATGTGGGTACGCGCCTGGGCGAAAGGCGGCCGCAGGATCGCCGCATAGGCGTAGACAAGAAGATCCCAGGTCTCGTTGCGAGGCCGGATCTTTTCCCATTTGCCTTTCTTCAGCTCCTCGGCCGTGATCTCCTCGACATGCTGATCGAGCAACCGGCCCGTCGCCCCTTCATCGTCGCCGGGCTTCAGCTCTCCGCCGCCTGTCTTTCCGCCTGGCAGATGGATGAAGCCTGGCCCCGGATCATTTCGGCGCAAGCGAGCGTCAATAACGCCCTTGATGCGATGCACGTTGGGCAACCACAGCTCGGCCGAGGTGCGCTTGGCGCCGCCGCTACGCTTCTGCTCGGCGAACTTCGCGCGCGGCATCATGTCGCCGTCCGCGCCGCTCCGCCCCTTGGTAAGGGTGATCCGAGTCTTCTTGATGCCGATCGCCCGCGCCGCCTCCCAGAAGGCTTTGGCAAACTCGGCTGCACCCTCACCCTTCTTGCCGCCGCCGCCGATATCGAGCTGCACGGTCAGTGGCGGGGGAGACAGCCCCGACCCATCCGCCAGCGGATATCGCTTGTCGAAGAGCGGCAGCAGAACCCGGCAATGCTCCGGGTGAGTGAAAGGATCGACCGTCGTCAGACCGTCTTCCAGCACGTCGGTCGACCAGCGGTCGATAATCCAACCTTCGAGCCCTTCGCCGAAGGCGAATGCCATGTGTTCGAGCGAGTTTGCCTGGACGTCGGTTAGGATCACCCACACTTTCGCGCCACGGGGCATCTCGCCCAGGTGCAGGCCCTGCTCGCGGCGCAGTTTCAGCACATCGGTGTCGACGGGCTTTTCGCCGGAGTGCTTCGATCGATAATTCTTGCCGGCACGGGTTTGCACGAAGGTGCGCAGCCCGGTTTCATCCTGGCTGAGTTCCCAGGCGATCTCGGCCTCACGCCAGCGCTTTGCCAGGCGCGGCCACGTGGGGAGTGCCATGAGGCCGTCAATTCGAAAGGTTCGCCGACTCCGCGACGCCGCCATATTGGTCTGCACGAAGCCATGGTGCGGAAGACGCATGCAGCTCTCGTGCAGCTTCCGCCGATCGCTCGGTTCGAGGACGCACCCCTGCGGGCAGACCACATGCGCCGTCTGCTCTGCCAGCTCGGCGGACCCGCTGCGATCGAATCGCAGGTCGCGAAGCAAGTCGATCTCGAAGCGCTCTTCGCAGCTCGGGCATTCCGGCCAGAGGCGCTCGTCGGTGCCACTTGCGACGAAGGCCTCGATCCCCGTCTTTTCGTCCTTCGCCGGGGACGAGGACAGGTACATCTTCTCCCTGCCCTCGTGGGCGGTGAAGCGCCCGTCGAGCAGGCCAGCACCGGCGCCCTGGCCGCCTTCTCCCTTGGTCTGGCCGATATTGTCCGGATACTGATCGAAATCATCCAGCCAGCCATAGCGGATAGTCAGCTGCGTGAACTGCGCGGGCGACGGCCACACCGTGGTGAGCATCATGCCCTGAAAGAGCTTGATCCACTGGTTGTTCGCGTTTTCGAGCGGCCGCAGCTTCATCTGAACCGCGGGGGTCTCGGTAATCAGCGGGTCGAGCCGGCCTTTCACGAACTTTTCTGCCATCAGCCGGTCTGGCTGAGAGATCAGCATGTCCGACGGATCGGTATCGATAATCCAACCCGCCCAATCGACCCCGATCGTAGTGGCGCCGCACTGCACCGGCTTGATGATACCGACTTCTGAAGTCTCGGCCGCTCCCAGCGCGACCCGGATCTCGCTCTGCCAGGGCAGCGTCTCGGGGTCGTATCCCCGGTGCTTGATCGACCACTGGATGAGGTCGAGCTTCTCGCGCGGCTTGTAGAAGTGCGCCACGCGGCGCAGAATTTCAGTCTGCGTCGGCCACGGCGGGATCGTCCACTTCGGCGCCGGGATGTTCATCTCCGCCAACGCCAAGCTCTTTCCCCCATTTCTCCATCATGTCCGCCAGCGCCAGCTGGTCGGCGTGCATCTGACGGTCGATCGCGTTCAGCTGATCGCGCGTCATGTCGATCTTCTTCGCGAGGCGGGCCGAGAACGTGGCGCCGCGCTGCGAGAAGCGTGAAAGAATATCGGCCATGGTCGCGACCACTGTTGCCAGCGGCACCAGTTCGCGACGCTTCTCCATCAGCTTCGTCGCAATCAGCTCCTCTTCCAGCAGCTGCTTGCGTTCGGCGATCGAGAAGCCGGCGGGACCGTCGGTGGCGACACCGAGCCCGAGATCCAGGCCAAGCTGGCGAAGATCGGTCGCTCGCTGGCGGGCCTCGTCTGTCTTGCGCTGTTCCTCGGATCGCCACGCCTCGATCGCGCCCGCAATGTCGATCTCATAGGCGTCACCGTTCGACCCGCGCTTGATGATCCAAGGCTGGTCGGGCTGAGCCGAGATCCACTTCCGCAGCGTCGGTTCTGACGCCAGGCCGGTGGCGGCGAGATCGGCAAGATTACCGCGCATCACAACCGAAACCGAAAGAACAAGAGGAAGCCGACAGAAAATTCGGCAAACTCGCGACGTACACGCCTTCGGCCCCCGTATAGCCTCGGACCCCAGGAAGGACCCGCGACCCCTCGGGCGGGCACCGGCGCGCCGGGTCGAGACGGCCCCGACCCTCGGCGGCGCGCAGGTGCCCCAAGGCTATCGGCTGGATAGCCCAAAACGGGGCTTTCGCGAACATCTGGCGGTGCATCGGCATCGACATTCTACCCCTTGACACCCTCTACCCCACGGATTTCTGCCCCGTTCAGGCGCTCGCAGATGCGGGTGATTGCGCGGTTGTACCGCATGCGGCACGCGTCCGGCTGAGGCCGACCGTCGAGGCGGCTCGCCACCCACACCCAATCGGGATCGTCGATCCGCTGGAGCATGCCGAGCACTAGGCCGATCAAAGCGCGGTGGCGCTCCGGCACCCACTCGACCCAGCCCAACGCCTCCTCCATGCTGTCGACCTCGGCGGTGCGCAGGCCGGGCTTCTTCGGCCGCGCGTCGGCATCCATGTCGCCATAATCACCGAACGCGGTGTGGCGGCGGACGTCCGGCCAGGACGCGGCGACGCGGTGAAAGCCGCGCTCGCGATCGGGCATGCGCAGCAGGTAGCCCCATGCCTCGACGAGCCGTTCCTCGACCAGCGCGAAGGTCGCAAGGTCGCGACCGAGCTGCTCGACCGCGCTATCCGCGATCCTTCCGGCCTCGGAAGCTTCCTGTGCAACCCTTCCGCTCTCTGATTGCCTCGAACCCATTGTAATACCTTTATTCTTTTACCTACGTGGAACCATTGGAAGGATTGGAATGATGTTCATGCCATTGTGCGCGCACGCCCGCCCGCACACGCACACCCGCTCTACTTTCTCGACAAAGCTTCCAATCCTTCCAAAGCCGCAGAAATCCGCGCCTTTCCCCTTCCGCTGACCCTTCCGGCACCCTTCCATGTGGAAGGATCGTCAAGGCACGATGTCGTCGTCCCAGCCCGGCAGCGGGCCGTCGTCGGCCTCGGGCGGCGGGCGCACATGATCGCCCTCACCCGGCGCCAGGGCGTCGAGCGTGCGCACCTTCCCCTCGTGGTCGACGAAGTCGCCCGCCTCCCGGATCAGCTTGAGCCCGAGCCAGTGCATGCCGTTCGATGCCTTGCTCGCGAGCCCCTTGGCCTTGAGCGCCTGGCTGAAGCCCTTCTGCGTCCACTCCCGCTCGCCGGCGGCTTTCGCCCATGCGCAGAAGGTCGCGTAGAGGACCGACGACTGCACGCGCCCCTCGGGCTCCATCTGGACGCAGGTGTTGAGGAAGCTGGTCAGCGGGTCGCTGTCCTGCTTGTAGTCGGCGGATGCGAGCTGGACGCTCTCCGGCTCGACGAAGCCGTGATCGAGATAGTCGAGCAGCCCGCCGACCATCCATGCCAGGATGCCCGCATATTCGGTCTTCAGCCTGTCGGGCAGCGTGTGGTCGCGTTCCTCGCGGGTGAGGTGCTGTTCCCATGGAACCACCTTCACACGCCGCCAGATGCCCGCCGTGCCCTGCGGGATCGCGGGCAGGTCGTTGCACCACAGGGTGAACTTGAAGCTCGGCACGAACCTGAAGAAGCTGCGGAAATTGTCGCGGGCGAGCATCGGATCGCCGCCCGTGACGCTGTTGATCAGCGGCTCGTTGATCTTCGCGCCCTTGGGCGGCTCGCCGGCGGTGAGGAAGCGCACGCCGGGCAGGCGCACAATGTCCGGCGTGGCCGCGTCGCCGCGCTTCTTCGGCCCTTCGTCGAGGAAGGTCTCCACATTGGTGGTGTCGCCATAGTCGCCGGCGGCGTCACGACAGGCGTTGCCCACCGTCGACTTGCCGTTCGCGGCGAGCGGCCCGTACCAGATATGGAATATCTGCTCGCCCATATCGCCGGTCAGGTTGTAGCCGAGCCATTGGCGGATATAGCGGCGCCGCGCCGTATCCGGCTGTGCCCATCGCACCGTCTTGAGGTAGATCGGCGCCTCGGCATCCGCGTGATATTCGCACGCCGTCACCTTCGTCAGCCGATCGTCGCGATCGTGCGGCCGCAGCTCCACCCACGCCGCCTTGTCGCCCTGCCGCTTATGGAAGCGCAGCGTGCCGTTCAGGCAGTTGAGCACCATCGGATCGGTGTCAAAGGTCGACAGCTCCACCGTCACCCAGCGCTTGGCCAGGTTGGCGATGCACATCAGCTTGCCGGCGCCCTCCGAGGTCAGCGCCCACGCCGCTAGGGCGGCCGACAGCCGCTGCGGTTTCTTGCCCGTCTTGATCCACGCATCCATGGCGCCGAGCGGCGGCGGCGTCTCGATCGCGAGCGGATCGGCATCCTCGTCGGGCAGCGCCCCCGTATCCTCGACGAACCGGCCTTCGTTGCCGATCGCCCGCACGGTGAGGAACACGCTCGCCATCACCTCGGCGGGCAGCACGTCTTTCTCCTGGTTGAGCACGCGATATCGCCGCCCGTCCCAGCCCAGCCAGCCCTTGGCCGTGGTGTAGAGGTAATCGCGGCCGAAACGCGCGTTCCAGCGCTCGGCATTGCCCATGTCGGTGCGCGGGAAGCCGGCGCACCGCATGTCGAGCAGCAGCGGCTCAGGATCGAAGCCGCGCGCATGCCCGGCCTCGAACGACTTCGTCAGCTCGTCGGGCTCTACGCCGGTCATCGCGTCGCGCAGCTCGCCCATCGCGCGCTCGGCCGCATCCTCGGCGATCATGCCGGCGCCGGTGCGGCGGCCGAGCTGCCAGGCCCAATTTCCGGCCGCATCCGCGCTCGCCGATGCATGGGCAATGGTCCGCGCCAGCCATGCCGCGCTCACGCTCCTGAGCCGCGCCTGCTCCACCTCCGGCAGGTCGGAGATATCGCGCACCCTTCCATCTGGAACCATTTCCGCGAAGGAAACCCCCAGGGGCGGCGGGGGGAATTGCGCGTCGAAGCGGCTTCGCCAATCCGCGAGATAAAGGTTCCGCGTCTCCGCATCGGCAATGCGTGCCGCCTGCTCGGCAAGGCGAGCCCACAGCGCCGCACGGCCCTCGGGGCTCGCGCGGTCGGCCTCGGCGAGCATCGTCTCCCACAGCCAGGCCGACATGGGCTTCGCGGTCGCGAGCACCGCCTCGATCACGGCGCGGCCGCTCTCGGCATCGTCGGCCTTCTGGATCAGGCTGTCAGGATCTTCGTCCGATGGAAGGATCGCGATTTTCAGGCTGCGGCCCGGCCCCACGGCGGGGAGGGCGCGCTCGCAGGCCCGCAGCGCCGCGCCGGCGCCGGCGGCGTCGCCGTCGAGCAGCAGGATCGGGCATTCGTTGAGGCGCCATGCGCGCTCGAGGTGGCGTTCGGTGATCGCCGTGCCCATCGGCGCCGCCGTCTCGGCGATGCCCACCTGGTCCATCGCAATCGTGTCGAGCTGCCCCTCGACCAGGACGAGCCGGCGCGCCCCGCGCGCGGCCGCAGCGGCGCGGTGTAGGTTGAACAGCACCTCGCCCTTGTGGAAGTGGTCGGCCTCGGCGCTGTTTTTGTACTTGGGCTCGCTGCCGTCCGCCGATCGCCCCGCGAAGCCGATCGCGCGGCCGCGGGCATCGTGGATCGGGATCATGATCCGCTGGCGGAAGAAATCGCGCCACAGGCCGGCATCGCGGCCTTCCTGCGCCTCCAGCATCAGCCCGGCCCTGGCCAGTTCCGCCGGCGGGACGCCGCAGCCGGAAACCGAGAGACGCGGCGGCGCATAGCCCAGCCCGAACTTCGCGATCGACGCGTCGGTGATTCCGCGCGCGTGCAGCTGCTCGAGGATCTTCGGCGCCTGCACGAGCTGGCCCGCGAACCACTTCGCGGCCGCGTCGATCACCTGGTCGATCCGCGCGCGATCGTCCTCGCGCCGCGCATCCTCGGGCGAGCGCGCCGGCACTTCCATGCCCACCGATCCGGCCAACTCGCGCACGGCATCCATGAAGCCGAGCCCGCGCCCGTCCATCAGCCAGCGGATCGCGTCGCCATGCGCGCCGCAGCCGTGGCAATGGTAGAAGCCCTTTTCGTCGACCACGGTGAAGCTCGGCGTCTTCTCCTGGTGGAACGGGCAGCACGCCTTGAACTCGCGCCCCGCCTTGTCGAGCTTCAGCGTCTTGCTGATCACCGACGAGAGGATGACGCGCGACTTGAGATCGTCGAGGAAATGTTGAGATAGCGCCACGCCCTACGGCTCCCGCTTCATGCGGGCGCCGAGGCGCGGTGCGGTGGTATTTGGCGACACGTAATCCCCCCGGAAATCGGGCTAATCAATCTAGGTTGCGACGTTCGGGCCGCTCAGCCCGGCGAGGCGGGGACGGTTGCGTCCGGCGGCGCCGGCCGAGGCACCTTCTCATCAGCAGACTCGACATGCATGCGGACGAGGCTTTCCAGGTCAGCGCAGGCTATCAGGATCGTGTCGGGGTGCTCTGGGTCCGCTGGGTCGGTTTCGCAGGCCGATTGCACAACCGCCGCTGCTATTGTCTTTGCTTCCCTTGGCGGCGCTGCGCGGAAGGCGAGCATGGCTCCGAGAGCCACCCGATCATAAAAGGGGTCGTCACCTTTGCGGATTCCCGCTGCGCAGAGCGGGTATCCGGCCTGCTCCGCATGCTGGGCAAATAGCTCGCGCGCTTGCTGTTCGAGGTCGGTCATGCAGCAGCTCCAAAAAGTGGGCCTGCCTCGAGCTGGTCGACGGCAAGCGGGTTGATCCAGAGCACCTCGAGGCGCTCGGCGTTGCGATGGGCGCGCGCCCGCGTGGTCACCCGGCGCCAGCCGCGTAGCGCGTCGTCGTAGAGCGGGCTGTCGTAGCCGGAGATCAGCACCATGCTCCGCGAGGCGCGGGCGATGTCGAGCAGCTCGACATGATCCTCGAGGCGCATTTCGCACGCGTAGGTGTGATAGCCCTCGGCCTGCTTCGCCTTGTCGCTACGCGTCTCGGGCAGGTACGGCGGATCGAGATAGACCAGCACCTTGGGGTCATCCCAATAGGCGATCAGGTCGACCGCCGGGCGATTGTCGAGGCTGACTCCGCGAAGCCGGTCGATGATCGACGACAGCGCGACCGGGAAATTCGCCCACTCGCCGGCAACGCGCGTTCCGCCCGTCTTCCCATCGCTCCGGAAGCCGGCAGCGCGATCGACGCGCGTCCCGCGCGTGCCATGTCCCATGTGCGAGCGGACCAGCAGCCGGCGGGCACGCTCGACCGGATCGTCGGACGGCAGATGCGCGGCCAGGTATTCGGCGCGCGCGTAAGGTGTCAGCGCGACCTGTCGCACCAGCTCCGCGCCTGCAGGCGACCGCAGCACCGCGAACAGGTTCACGAGATCGCCGTCGATATCGTTATAGACCTCGGTCCGGCACCGCTCTTTCTGGAGCAGCACTGCGGCGGCACCGCCGCACGGCTCGACATATATGTCGTGCGCGGGGAAGTGCCCTATCACCCAAGGGGCGAGGCGCCATTTGCTGCCGAGATAGCGCAGCAGGGGACGATGAGGACCGCTCACGCCTGCCCCCCCCCCAAGCGCGACCTTGCGCAGAGGCATCGGGCGCATCACTTTCCCCCCCACAACAAGCGAGAGGATTCCCGACATGGCGCACGTCACATTGAGCCGCGACCCCGAGGATCGCGGTGTCGCCAACCGAGTGTTCAGGGTACGCGGCCGCGACGCAGCCGGTGACCTGGTCGTGCTGATCGACGACGACGAATACGGCGCCATGGTCGACACGATGAACCTCGAAGGCCCCGACCCCGAGAACGAGGAAGGCGCTCTCGCCGAGTTGGAAAAGCTCGCCTCAGCCGAGACGGCGAAAGACACCGAACACGGCCGCGTGATCGACCTGCGTCCGAATTTCGGCTGAACCGTGATCATTCGCCTTCCTCCCCCGGAAGGTCGGCGGCATCATCCTCTGCGGGCAGGTTGACCGAGACTTCATGCCCAGCGGCCTCGCCGAGGAACTTGCCAAGCGCGCGCATCACCTCGGCCTTGGGCTTGGCGTTCTGCGGCCCCTTCACCTGGACGGCGGTGAAATCGACCAGCTGCGCCGTCGCGATGCGCTGGCCCTCGCGACGGATCGAATAGAAGCGGTGCCCTGCCTTCAGCTCGGCGTGATAGTCGCCGACGCAATGCCGCATGCGCCGGCCTTCCTCGCGCAGCTCAAGTACGGATCGCAGCGCGACGAAGTCGAGCCCCATCACATTCGCCTCGAGGGGGAAGGGCGCGAAGTCGAACAGCTTGTCCGGCGCGAAGCCCATGCGCATGTTATCGCCGGCCTCGGCGATCTGGTCGCGGTGCCAGTTCTGCGACCGCTCCCGCGCGTTGAGCCAGCTCCACCGCGGATTGAACGGCCGACCGGGCGAGATCAGGAAGTCGATCATGTCGCCGGCGTCGTCGATCCGCTCGCCGGCCGCGATGGCGCGCGCCATCGCCGGCGCCGCCCATGCGAACCGCTGCGCATAGGCATCGCGGCCCATGGCGCGCATCTGCACGCGGATACGGGCGCGATGATCGAAACTGTCGAGCGCCCGCAGCCAGGCCAGCTGCTCGGCCTCGCCCTCGGGGATCGCCTGCGCCAGCTCGGACGGGGTCAGCATCAACGCCAGCCGGTCAAGGAACAGGCTGGCGCGCAGGCTGGTGATCTCCGGCGCCACCAGCTGGCGCATCGGCAGCGGAAGCCCGAACTCGCGCATCAGGCTCTTGAGCTTGGTGCCCTTCCGGATCAACGGCCCGAAGCGATAGGCGAGGAACTGGCACCGCGCCGCCGGCAGCCGGCGCCCGGCCTCTTGCCGGCCGCGAACGCCCAGCACGAGCACGGGCGCTTGCCGCAGATAATCGAGCGCATGCTCGTGCATCACGGCCAGCAGCATCGCCAGCGAATGCAGGGTTTCGTCGGCATATAGCGCGCAAGCGGCCGTGGCCTGCCGCTCGACCCAGCCCTCGTTGACCACGAGGCCCGAGCGCGCGAGCTGCGGCATCATCCACGAAAGGGCGGTGTACTTGTCACCCATCGTCGAGCACCGCGTCGACCATCTTGTCGCTGACGATCGTCGACAGAAGGCGGGTGGCGATCTGGTTGACCGTGATGTTGCGCCGCCGGGCGTGCAACACCAGCCCCGCGCGCAAATCAGGCGCGAGCAACAGGGCGGCGTCCTCCTTCGGGCCGATCCCGGCCGGGTACGCCGCGATGAAGGTGCGCACGATGTCAACCGTCGCGGCACGCGGCTGCGCCGTGAACCGGAGCATCGTCACGAAGGTCTTTCCCTTGCCGATATGCAGGCCGAAGTCCTCGGCCGACATGCCGGTCAGCTCGCGATAGGCGTCGATTTCGGCGCGCAGCTCGGGGCCGGTCGGGCGTTCCGTCATGCCGGCATCCCGTTGTGCTCGACGCCATCGAGCAGGCGGCCCGCATAGCGCTTGGTGGTGAGCAGGGCTCGACCATCGCCGCCGCCAGTCCAGACCCGGCCGTCAGCCATGGTCTGGCCTGCCGGCAGGCGGTTGCCCCACTGCTTGAAGAAGAACGGCACGCGGGCCGACGCGCAATGATCGCGCAGGCCGCGCGCCCACTCGGCCTCCATCAGCCGCGTGCGCTTGCCCCCGCTTTCGCCGCCAGCGATCACCCAATCAATCGCCAGGACCGGCGCACCCGCCGGATACGGACCATTCACGTCCCAATCGCCGACATACTCACAACCGCTTTCGGCATAGCGGCCGCGCAAAGCGTCGAGGTGGATGCCGGCTCGATCCGAGCCCTCGACCTGTGGCGCGATACAGATACGCGAAAGCTCGACGGGGCCGATCAGAGGTTCGCACGAGAGGAAGCGCACCGCCGCCGGCGTATTCAGCAGGTCAGGAATGCGCTCGTCGGCCGAGCGCTGATCCTCGACCGACACGCCAAGCCAGACATTCGGGAGCGGTTGCCGGGGACAAGCCGTCCGAACGATCAGCTCGCCCTTTTCGGTCCAGAACCGGTTGTAGCGGTGCAGGCTCTGGTCGAGGCTGATATTCTCGATCTCGCGGTCGATCTGATCCCAGCGATCGTCGCCGCGCGTCTCTGCCGGCGCCTGAATGTCCCCGCTCGACAGGGACAAGATGCGCGCAGGCGCGGGTTGCCAC